CAACCGCACTGACTTATTAATATTATTCGGCAACTGTACTAGTATTATCAATCCCAAATAATGTTGGATATAGCAAGACGAGGAGTCGAACCTCGCAAAGATATTATACCTAATATCCGCCAGTCACTTGCTACGCTGGTTTTATCGTCCAGCAACACTATTCCGCCATTAAATCGGACATTGCAGTCAGGTTTAGTTCTGGTGCCTGTCACCCCTCGCTATGCTAGATAGCCACTAACTATGTTTCGATACGCTCAATCCCTAGAACTATAACTCGTAACTGTATTGGCTGTTGCTCCCTCTTGGTCATTTAACTGAACTTCAATCGCCAGCACCAATAATATAGCAAGCCACTGGTTCGAGCAATGACTTGCTTAGAAGCAAATTCAAACCGATACTTATGATATTTTGTGCTTTTGCCTTTTACTTCATAATACAAGTATATCAGCAAAAACAAGGGGCAACACTCCAATTTCATGCCTTTTTCGTGTCGTTTTTATCCCAATTTGACCCACGGTTTCAAATGAAATAGCCAATATGAGGGTTTATATCTTTTCTAAATCGGTAGTAAATGAACTTAGCTTTCTTTTCTGAAATCTCAATCCCTTCGTTATCGAGTTCCATCATTACTCTGTACCATGTAAAGCCACTGTAACCACAGTGTTTTAGCTTGATTATTTCTTTTTCCTCCTTGATTAAAGGTTCGTACCACAAGCTGAATTGGTACATCAGGTCTTTGAGCTTGATATATTCCTCATCATTTTCAAGCGCTTCTTTATTCAAGACGTGACTTTCAGGTTCCGAACCGCCAGAATAAGCCGTACGAATACCTAAATTATCTACTTTTTGCTTATAAAGATATCTGCTTTCAATTGATTTTATTCTGGCTTCAAGTCTGCCATTAACGTAATCTCCAATAATTCTATCTAACTTATCTGCCATTAATCAAATTCTCCTTTTGTGGTATAATTAAGTTAGAAATTCAGTTGCCGAAGCCCATTGCCGTGGGCTTTTTTGTTTAATTAATTAATTTAAAATATAATGATATTAGAAACGCAATTCCAAATAATATATTAAAGGTTGCGGTTCCAACACTTATTGGACTTCTTGGCTTTCCAATTGCGTAAGGCGTAACGAACATTCCAAGAATCAGTAATAGCACGTAGGCTATGATAATTATATTTGCAATCATTCTATTCAACCTCGATTCCTATTCCGCCTTTTCCCTCCAATACAAGATTTCCGTCTATTGTTGACATAACCCATAGCCAATCGTTTGTTTCTACTTCAGCATATTTAAAGTGATCAGGTTTTTCTCCGTTAGTCATAGCCATTACAATATCATTGATAGGAGAATACCACCAATCCGTTTCCCCTATCAAAAATTCATTTAGATTATGTTTTTTAAATTGTGCAACTTCTAGCAGTGTTCTTTGAATCAATGATACTTGTTTATTGTCTTTCATTATTTATTCCTCCAGTTGAGTTTAGCGAGTTCCTAGCTCAGTATATGTGATATAATATAACTGACCAAAAATATTATAATAATAATAGAACTAAGTTGTTTACTAACTCTTGCACTCGAGCCTGGTCAGTTCGGGCTTTTTTATTTTGGTATAAATTATTGTTCTGTGTGCTATAATATTTAAGACCAAAAATAAACTTCGCAACATTGTTCAGTATTTCGCTCGAGCTTGGTCAACTCGAGCTTTTTTGTTATAACTTATTTTTCTTATGGTATAATGTAGTAGACCTAAATTTTAAGAATAAAATTTAAACCTAGAACATATAACTCGAACTTGGTCAGTTCGGGTTTTTTGTTATAGTTAAAGATTTTTTAATAAATCAAATTTCATAGTTATCAATTAATCAGTGGTATAATGAATGTGACCATTCAATAGTAACTAATAATTTTTACAACAATCGCTCAAGCTTGGTCAGCTTGGGCTTTTTAATTTGATT